CAGGGTATATGTTCAAGGATCAGCCTGTAGGCGCAACACCGGAGCTAATAGAATTAGTAGATGGAGGGGGCACGGATTGGAACAATACGCTGCACAGGTTCGATGTAACAGCTTCGTCAAACCCTGCGTTAATATCTTACAGTTGTACGGCTACTGCCGCTACCAATTATAGAGTAGACGTTTACATAAACGGCACACGGTTTTCTTTTAAAGAGCATACAGGCAATGTTTCTAATGAGTTTGTTTTCTTACCGACTCTTGCCGTAGGTGATTATGTTGATATGCGGTTAGCCCCATCGGGAGATGGTGGGCAAGTTACCGTTGGGGTAATAGCTAATTGGTATGCCGATGCAGCCGGAACAACTTTGTTGGCTGCTACTGCTATTCCGTTGGCGATGACCACTGCCGGTATAGTAACAATAGCTGATCAGATGCCGGAGCAGAAAGTCACGGACTTCCTAGCGAGCCTAATTAAGATGTGGAACCTGGTAGTGGTGCCCACATCACCAACTGAATACGACGTCGAGCCATTGGACACCTGGTACAGCGAAGGAACAACACACGAGATCTCGCAATACGTAGATACCGAAGAATCGACAATAAAGAAACCAGAGCTCTATCGAAGAATATCCTTCAGCTACAATGAGACAGAGGCTATCCTCGGCGAAACATACCGACTGCAGAACGACATTGGCTATGGCGACCTACGGGCCGACTTCACATTCGATGCAGACGAATTTGATATTGAGGTGGGCTTCGACAATATGCTCTTCGAGCGCCTCACAGATATATACACAAGCGGCGTTGGCCTTACGCAAATCAACGTCGGACAATGCGTCACAAGAGAAGAAGAACCCTACATAGGCAAGCCAATAATCTTCTACGCAGCAGGGAACCTACGCATACCAATAAGCAATCACTGGAGCTACACCAATATGAGCGGCAACGCTATTGAAAAGCAGGATATGTGGCTCATAGGCAACGTCAACAGCGACACGGCAGCAACCGTGACGCAAACGATAAACTTCGGAACAGAGATAGATCCATACCTACTCCAGGGCTTTACACAGAGCCTGTACCAAAACTATTGGAAGGACTACATCACGGACCTATACGATGCAACTCGCAGGTTGTTCATCTACAAGGCCCAGCTTCCCCTGGGCCTGATGCTAAAGCTAAAGAACAATGACAAGCTGACGATCCTCGAGCGCAACTACATCATCAACAATGTGAAGCTGAACCTGACCACAGGAGAAGCATCACTCGAACTACTAAACGACGTGTAATGGGATACCTGAAATACATCATCGATACGCTACCGGAGGTAGAAGCAAAGACAGAAACCATAGCGATAGCCAAAGGCAAATACGAAGAGCCAAAGAACTGGAAACAATACTTTAAAAGACTGAAGAATGGCCATTAAGGAAACGGTACAGATAGACGTAGAATCTAACGCAACGGACCAAACCAATGAACTTGTTGGTGCGATCAATGAGCTGAAGGATGCTATCAAGGAGATGTCCTCCGGCCTTGAGAAAGGCCTAGGAGACGTCGACAAGGGCCTCAAAGACACAAAGGATAGTGTAGAGGCCGTCGGCGATACAGCAGGCAAGAGCGAGAAAGGAGTAAGCAAGCTATCCAAAGCATTTGGAAACATTGGAAAGGCCTCCGGAATCATCTTCCTTGTGCAGAAGGCAATGGATATTCTCTTCGACCTATTCAACAACAACCAAAAGGTGGTGGACGCCTTCAACACGGCGTTCAACTTCCTACAGATAGCCTTCAGCGACTTCGTAAAGTTTATAGAAGCAAACATCGGAGGCATCACCGGGTTCTTTACGGATATCTTCAGCAACCCGATGGAGAGCATCAAGGGACTAGGCGAAGCGATCAAGAACAACATCGTCGAACGCTTCGAGTCAATGCTCGAGGTCCTAGGCTTCGTAGGACAGGCAATGGCTAAATTTCTCAAAGGCGACTTCAGTGGAGCATTGGATAGCGTCAAGGAAGCAGGATCAGAGATGGTCGACGTCTTCACCGGCGTCGACGGCACCGTTAAGAAGGTCGTAGAAGGAACAAAGAAGATAGCAACAGCAACAGCCGACTACACCAAGAAAACATTCCAGGCAGCTTCAGCAATGACGGAGCTCAACAAACAAGCCGAGCTCTCCGATGTCATCAACCAGGGATTGATTGAGAAGTACGACTTGCAAGCCGAGCAGCAAAGACAGATCCGAGACGATGAACGAAACACGATAGCGGACCGTATCGCAGCAAACCAGCGTCTAGGTGAGATCCTAGACGAGCAGGAGAAAGCTATGATGGACCAGGCGAACATACGCCTAGCTCAAGCACAGATGAATGCGAACCTGGACCAGAACAACATCGAGTTCCAAAAGGAACTGATAGACGCCAAGAACGAGGTAGCAGCTGTCGAAGCACAAATCGCAGGCTTCAGATCAGAGCAACTATCTAACGAGGAAGCTCTCGAACGTGAGCTCCTAGAGATCGCAAGAGGAAAGAAAGAAGCACAGATCGAAGCCAATGAGATCGAAAAGCAGGCAGCAATCGATGCCGAGGAAAACGTCATCAGAAGGCTAGAGCTTGAAAAGGAACTAGCGGAGGCAACAAAGAACTCACGAGTAAGCATCATCGAGGATGAGCTGGCCCTCACAAAAGAGGGCACAGCACGATACCAGGAGCTGCTAGACGAGAAACTACTCCTAGAGACGGAATACGCAGCGGAAAGCAAGCGCATCGACACGGAGACGGAGATGACCAAGCGTGAGCAGCGTGCAGAAACAATCCAAGCGGCATACGACCTAACCAAGCAAGGCCTAGAAGCAGTATCGGCACTAACGGAAGCCTTCGCTGGCCAAAGCGAGGAGCAGCAGCGTAGAGCCTTTAATGTACAGAAGGCGCTATCAGCAGCAAGCACAGTGATCAGCACAATTGAAGGTGCTCAAGCAGCATACACTACAGCACAGAAGAGTCCGATCACAGCGGTAGTCCCTGCATACCCGGCTATCCAGGCCGGGCTTGCAACGGCATTTGGTATCGCCAAGCTCAAGCAAATACAGTCCCAGCAGTTCAATGCAAGCAGTGTGCCGTCAACAACGTCGGCACCTGCAACAGGAGCACCACGAACTCCACAATTTAATGTTGTAGGAACGAGCGGAATTAACCAAATTGCAGAGAGCTTACAACAGCAAGGACCACTGAAGGCCTACGTCGTAGGAAGCGAAGTATCAACACAACAGCAACTAGATAGAAACAGAGTAAAAACAGCAACCCTATGAAAATAGTAGAACTCATACTAGACGAGGCAGAAATGATGGCCGGAGTGCAGGCCATCTCTATTGTGGAATACCCTGCAATAGAAGAGAACTTCGTAAAATTAAGCAAGGACCACGAAATCAAACTTGCAGAGGTAGACAGTGAGCGCCGCATCCTGATGGGACCGGCACTCATTCCAAACAAGACGATCTACCGTAAGAACGGTGAAGACGAATACTACATCTACTTCAGCAAGGACACGATCCGTAAAGTAAGCGAGATGTTCCTCACCAAAGGAAACCAAAACAAGAGCACACTAGAACACCAAATTGACCTGCAAGGATTAAGTGTAGTGGAAAGCTGGATCGTCGAAGGAGACCAGGACAAAAGCCGCGCATTCGGAATGGACGTTCCGGAAGGCACCTGGATGGTATCGATGAAGGTCTACAATGACGACGTATGGGAAAAATACGTGAAGACCGGAAGAGTGAAAGGCTTCTCCATCGAAGGATACTTTGCCGATAAGGTGAATATGGGCGCCCAGGTAGAAGAGGAAGAAGCCAAAGCAGAAATGCTGCTAGGAGAGATCCGCAAGGAGCTTGAAAATCTAAAAAGTGTTTCGAAAAATGCAACAAACGAAAAATAATTAGTTATTTATATATGAAAGCGACAGAGACTCTAAACAAAATCGCAAATCTGCTTAACGTAGATTTGTCTGCACAGGAAGAAGTAAAGCTCGAGCAAATGAAGCTCGAGAACGGAACAGTAATCGAAGCAGAAGCCTTTGAAGCAGGCGAAACTGTATTCATCGTAACGGAAGACGAGCGAGTGGCTCTACCGATTGGTGACTACGAGCTTGAAAACGGTATGACATTGATCGTAGCGGAGGAAGGCATCATTGCCGAGATCCGTGAAGGTGGTGAAGAAGAGCCGGTTGCAGAAGAAGAAGTAGAAGCAGCAGAAGAAGAAGTAAAAGAAGAAGAGATGGCATACGCTACAAAAGAAGAGCTAGGAGCAGCAATCGACGAGCTCAAAGGAATGATCGAAGAGATCAAAGGTATGATGGCTCCAAAAGAAGAGGAGATGGCTAAAGAAGAGCCAAAGCAAGAGCTATCAGCACAGCCAGCAGCGAAGCCAATCAAAGCTAACCCGGAAGCGAAGCAACCAGCAAGTATGAAATCATTTGCTCACCAAGCGAAAGCAACTACCTTGGACCGAGTGCTCGCTAAAATCTCACAGCGTTAATGAAGCAAGTAGAGAAAGTATGGACTGAACTCTCGACCTTGAAGCAGGTCGAGTTAAGTGTTGCTGATGACGCAAACGACTTCTTCAAGTCTATTAGTTTTGATACAGGCTACATCAACCAGGCACTAAAGATCGTTCAAGCAGGTACATCTGAAGCAGAAAATACGTTAAAGAGCATCACGGAAATGGAAGGTAAGCTAAAAGACTTTCAAGCTCAAGTGAAGCAATTAGGTATTGATGAAGAGGCAAAGAAAGCAGCAAACGCAATGCGTAATCTTAAACAGATGAAGACTGCCTTCCGTGATATGAGTAAGAACGGCAAAACAGCAATCGCTGCACTAAAATCAATCTAGGATGAAACAGGTAGAAAAGATCTGGTCAGAGATGGCCGCAAAGAAAGCAGAGCTTGCAACACATAAAGTAGAACTATCGATCCTTAAAGAACTTGAAAAGCTAACCCAGGCTGCTAAAGATATTCAAATGGATCTACGAGATTCACAAGGTGAAATTGAAAATGCAATGCAAGCATTGAATAGAGCAGCTGAAAATGTTGGTAACGAGCTACAATATGCTGAAGCGATAGACAGTGATATAGAAACAGTAATCAGAGAAGCAATGAAAGCTGCTGAAGCACTTGGATACGACGGCCCGATTCCGGAAGTAGACGATGCATATGAAAGACGTGATAGTCTTCGAAAAGTGTTTAATGAAGTATACGAATTGTATAAAAAGATTTAAGAATGAAAGCACTAACAAGACTTTGGTCAGAGATGACCAAACCACAAGAAGAGCTAGCGTCACAGGAAGTAAAGCTATCTGCGGTAGACGAGCTTGAAAAAAACACAGATATCCTAATTAATGACGCAGGAGAATTAGAAGATCTGATTTTAGACTTTGAACAACATATGGACCGTGCGTATGGAGTATATGTAGATCTAAAGCAATTAGCAGAAGCCCTTGATCGTGATCAAAACGATCTTGAGTCGGACATCGATAAACTTCAAGCAGCGGCAAAAGAACTAGGTGTTGATGTTCCAGCTGTAGATCAAGCGTCACGTGCAATGATGATTGCTGATGAAGCAAGAGGAAAGGCAGAAGACATAATCAACAAATACAACTTATAATTTAATCAAAAACGAATAGAAATGGCAACATCTATTACTACAACTTACGCTGGCGAATTTGCAGGTAAGTACGTATCGGCCGCTCTTTTAAGTGCGGACACAATCGAAGGCGGTGGTATCACCGTTAAGCCAAACGTGAAGTACAAAGAAGTAATGAAAACTCTTTCTACTAACGCATTGGTAAAAGACGCAGCTTGTGACTTTGCAGATCAGTCAACAGTGACTTTAGCAGAGCGCATCTTGCAACCAGAAGAGTTCCAGGTAAACTTGGAATTATGTAAGAAAGACTTCCGTAATGACTGGGAAGCAGTACAAATGGGCTACAGCGCATTTGATAGCTTGCCTCCTAGCTTCGCTGACTTCTTATTGGGTCACGTAATTGCAAAGGTAGCACAGAAGACAGAAGAGAACATCTGGACCGGTGTAACTGCTAACGCAGGTGAGTTCGACGGCTTCACTACATTGCTAGCAGCAGACGCTGACGTAATCGACGTAACAGGTACTTCAGTAACTGCAGCAAACGTAATCACTGAATTGGGTAAAGTAGTAGATGCTATCCCGACAGCAGTATACGGCAAAGAAGACTTGTACTTGTACGTATCAAGCAACGTAGCACGTGCATACGTTCGTGCGTTAGGTGGCTTCGGTGCTTCAGGTTTAGGCAGCAATGGTGTGCGTAACGAAGGAACAACTTGGTTCAACGGTCAAGACTTGGCTTTTGACGGCGTTAAATTGTTCGTAGCTCCAGGTATGGCTGATAACGAAGTCGTAGCTGCACAGAAGAGCAACTTGTTCTTCGGTACAGGATTGTTGGCTGATCATAACGAAGTTAAGCTCATCGATATGGCTGACTTGGACGGATCACAAAACGTTCGTGTGGTAATGCGTTTCACTGCAGGTGTTCAGTACGGCATCGGTGCAGACATCGTATACTACACCTAATCAATAGGACATAGATAGATAGAAGGGCAGGTGGGCAAAAGCCTGTCTGCCCTTTTTTATTAAACGAAAAAAAAGAAAGAAACAATGGCGTGCGATTTAACACAAGGCCGTAAGGCACCCTGTAAGGACGTAGTAGGTGGAATCACGGCTGTCTACTTTGCTGACTATGGAGATCCTGGTACAGCAACCCTAGGAACAGACGGTGAGATCACAGACTTCTCTGCGAGCTTCACGGTATACAAGTATGAGCTTAAAGGAAACAGCTCATTCGAACAATCAATCAACTCAAGCAGAGAGAACGGAACAACGTTCTTCGAGCAGACGTTGAACATCACCTTGCCGAAATTAAGCAAGGAGGACCACAATGAGATCAAGCTACTTGCTTACGGTCGTCCACAGATCTTCGTACAAGACTACAATGACAACTTGTTCTCTGTAGGTCTAGAGCACGGAGCAGAGGTAACCGGCGGAACGATTGTTACAGGAGCGGCAATGGGTGACCTATCAGGTTACACTTTGACATTCAGTGCCCAGGAGGTGCTTCCTGCTAACTTCGTAAACGGAGCAACAGCAGCAGATCCATTCGGTGGATTGAGTACATCTACAGTTACAGTAACTGAAGGAACGAACTCTTAATCAGCTTAAGAGTTAGTAAACACAGGGGACGGCTATAACGGCCGTCCCTTTTTTTTGCACAAAACCGAAATTTTCAGTTATTTATATATGCACATAGTAAAGACTGACAATCAACTCCTGAAGATCACACCAAGATCCTACACCACGGATCAGGTGACGGTGACCGTGACAAACGAATCAACAAACACGTCACAAGAGCAAACGCTCACACCGGTAGTATCAGGAAACCATATAAACCTGACCGGAACTTTTACTTTTGCCGAAGGAATTTTTTACTATTTTGTTGTGTCTCAAGGAGGAAGTGAAATCTACCGAGGAAACATCTTCTGTACGGACCAAACGGACCTGGAAGAATACACGGTAAACCAGGGACAATACGAAAGCTACGAAAAGGCTAACGCCAATGAATACATAACCATATGATGAAGGTACACAGCATCAACCTATCTAGCTATACTAGACCTGCTGTCATTGAGCAACGCAACAAAGAGTACGTTGAATACGGTGAAGATAACAACTACTATCAATACCTGATAGACAGATACAACGGCAGCCCTACGAACAACGCTATTATAAACGCTGTAAGCGACTTAATATACGGTAAAGGCCTGGACGCTACAGACAGCTCCAAAAAGCCGTCAGAATACGCCCAAATGCGTTCGCTGATTCACCCAAGCTGCCTGAAGAAGGTAACAGCCGATCTAAAAATGATGGGACAATGTGCTTTCCAAGTGATCTACAGTGCGGACCGAAGAGTCGCACAAGTAGAGCATATGCCTATCCAAACCCTGCGTGCAGAGAAGATGGATGACGACGGAGAGATCAAAGCCTACTACCACGCAGCAGATTGGACCAAGGTCGGACCACAACACAAGCCGGAACGCATCCCAGCGTTCGGTTGCAGCTCCGAGAACCTAGAGATCCTGGTAGTACGTCCGTACAAAGCAGGATACTACTACTACAGCCCGGTAGACTACCAAGGAGGACTACCTTACGCCGAGCTAGAGGAAGAGGTAGCCAACTACCACCTGAACAACATCAAAAACGGTATGGCACCATCGATGTTGATCAACTTTAACAACGGAGTACCTGACGAGGAAGAGCGTCTCCTGATAGAGAGACGCATCCTAGACAAGTGGTCAGGATCAAGCAATGCCGGTAGAGCGATCATTGCCTTTAACGAGAGCAAGGAACTTGCAGCGACAATCGATCCGGTACAACTATCGGACGCAGCACAACAATACGAGTTCCTCTCCGGAGAAGCAATGCAGAAGCTGATGGTATCACACCGGGTGACATCGCCAATGCTCCTAGGGATCAAAGACAACAGCGGACTAGGAAACAACGCCGAGGAGATTGAAACAGCAACACTGCTATTCGACAACACGGTTATCCGTCCGTTCCAGGAGCAGATCCTCGATGCAATCGATAAGATCCTAGCAATAAACGACATCAACCTGGACCTATACTTCAAAACGCTCCAGCCTCTAGAGTTTACAGATAGAAGCGCAGCAGCAACAAAAGAAGAAACAGAGAAGGAAACAGGAGAGAAGCTCTCCACTTGCCTATCGGAGATGCCGAAAGGCTACGACAACTTCGTAGATGAGCTCATCGACCTAGGCGAGGAGATCAATGAAGAGGAGTGGGAGTTAGTAGACGAGAGAGAGGTCGACTACGATCAGGAAGAGGCCCTGGACAAGATGATCGGCCTAGCGAGCACAGGGACAGCACGTCCACGTGCGAAGAGCGAGCAAGACGACGAGAAAAACGGCGTCCAATTCCTAGTGAGATACCAATACGCACCAAATAAAGCAGGAGCTGACAGCAGAGAGTTCTGCAAGAAGATGGTATCAGCAAACAAGGTATACCGTAAGGAGGATATCGTATCTCTAGACAACAAGGTGGTCAATGCCGGGTTCGGCCCTTACGGAGCCGACACCTACAGCATATGGCTATACAAAGGCGGACCAAGATGCCACCACAAATGGTTTAGAAAGACCTATATGAGCCGCAATGGTGTCAAACCGGATCCAAGCTCACCTAATGCAAAAACGGTCAGCAGAAGCGAAGCTAGACGTGCAGGATTCAATCCACCGTCAAACCCGAACAAGGTAAGTGTCGCTCCAAACAAAATGAAGAACAAAGGATTCATCAATCCGAAGAGTCCTAAAGACATTCAACCAGGTATCTAATGGCTACAGCACTATTCATAAGAAGAGACGACCTGGTCCGAAACACGTTCCTCTCGGGGAACGTCGACACGGACAAGTTCATCCAATTCATAAAGATCGCCCAGGAAGTACACATACAGCAGTACCTTGGGACCAAGTTATACGAGAAGATCTCGAACGATATTATCGCCGGGACCTTAACCGGAGACTACCAAACGCTAGTGGACACCTACGTCCAACCAATGCTGATCCATTGGGCAATGACAGAGTACCTACCGTTTGCCGCCTTCACGGCGAGCAACGGAGGTATCTACAAGCGCCAGGTAGAGAACGGAGAGACAGCATCACGTGAGGATCTATCCTTCCTGATCGAGAAGGAGAGAAACCTAGCCGAATACTACACCAGACGCTTCATAGATCATATGAGCTTCAATCAAAGCACGTATCCGGAATACAACACGAACAACAATGAAGACATATACCCACTAAAGGATAGCACATTTAGCGGATGGATGCTGTAATGAAGAAATACAAGACTACACCAAAAGTTAAAAACATCAGGAAGCTCAAAGTGTACCTGAAAAAGATAGAGAATAAGAATGGCAACTGATGAAAAGGGCTACGGCTCAATCTACGGCTCTACCTGGTGGGGAAGTGGCGATGCCTTCACCAACCAAATAGGTTGGGGAAGTGCAATGTTTTATATCTTGGAACCGGCAGGTTTCCAAAACAGGGCTCTAGCAGACGGAGCAACAATGGAAGCATTCGAATGCGTCTCCAAGCAACTGCGTAGATATCCCCAGGCCGATCGAGGCCGTCAACTTTTTGATGCCTACGACTTGAGAGTCGAGACGGCATCAGGATCAACGGAAGCAAGAACCTGTACTATTAACGAATTGAACGAGATATTATGAGTTTATATAAGGATGCATCATTAGCAATGATACCCTCTGCTTACAAGGATGGTAAGTTGTATAGTATTAGACCTACTGATGGTAGTGGAGATTTTACTTTTAGTAGGGGTTCAAATCTTGCTGCTACGAGGGTAGATGTTAATGGGTTAATTGAGAAGGGTAGAGAGAATCTCTTGCTGTATTCTAATACATTTAGTTCTTGGACAAGTATTGGTTCAAGCCTCACATCTAACCAAGCAGGGTACGATGGAAGCAGCGATGCGTGGTTGATAGAAAAAACGGCAGATGCAGGTAGAGTACAAATCAATGTTGATGCAGGTCTTGCTACTTATAGTGTATATGCTAAAGCAGGTTCAGTATCGTGGATACGATTATTAAAGGGAGGTAATGCTTCTGCATACTTTGATTTGTCCAATGGTACTATTGGAGACCTTTTCTTAACTATTGATGCTACAATAACAAGTGTAGGTGGAGGTTGGTATCGTTGTACAATGACCTATCAAGATGCTTTTTCAGGAACAATTCGGATTTACCCTGCTATTGCGGATAGTGATACAAGCGGTACAAGTGGTAATATCTATATTCAAGATGCACAAGTAGAACGCTCAATGGCAGCAACTGACTACATTGAAACAGGAGCATCTACTGCACAAGCAGGTATCTTGGAGGATATGCCTCGCCTTGACTATTCGGGTGGTGCTTCGTGTCCTTCTCTTTTACTTGAGCCTCAACGGAGTAATTTATTTCCTAATAGCGAATACTTTGGAAGTTGGCAAGTGTTTAGGGGTTCTTTAACCGCTAATTCAATAACCTCTCCTGAAGGTGTTGTTAATGCTTATCGGTACGAGGAAAATGCAGATACAGGTCAACACTTTGTTAGATTTCAAAGCATTTCAATGACAAGCGGTACGGATTATACGGCAAGTGTATTCGTAAAAGCGGGAGAAAAAACATCTGTTATACTTGGAACAAATGCTCCCTCTATTTGGTCTGCCTCTGCAACCTTTAACCTTTCAACGGGTGAAGTAACAAGCGGAAGCGGAACGATTGAACCAATGGAAAATGATTGGTATAGATGTATTATAAGCGGTGAGTGTCTTACTACTTCATCAAGTGCGGGTCTTGAAATAACCACATCAAGTGGTGCTGGTTCTTCGGGAGATGGTTTATACATATACGGAGCACAAATGGAAGTCGGCTCTTACCCTACCTCATATATACCAACATATGGTTCAAGTGTAACGAGAAGTGGTGATGCGATGAATGAGCAGATATCGGGTCTTACGAGTCTTGAGCAAGGCACATTCTTCTTGGACTTTGATAGAGGATTAACTACTGCTACATCAAGAGATGCATCAAATGATGGTTTTCATTATTCAGCAACAAGTGGATTTCCAAGTTCAACTGCTATTGAGGTTGCTACTGAACCCGATGGAAGAGCAAGACTTGCTTTAAGATTGTCAAGTTTCACTTCAATTTATTTAGATAACACTTTAAGCAGATACAAGATGCTTGTAAAATGGGAAGGTACTTCAGTCAAGGCTTATGTTAATGGAGTGCTTAAGTATTCTTCTGCCGTAAAATGGGCAGATGCAACTGCGGCACTGGAATACATTGGATATAGAGGTGATTTTAGAAAAAGCGTGAACCAAGTTTTAACTTTCCCAACGGCATTAACTGATAGCGAATGTATCGCCTTAACAACTTTATAAGATGAGTATATACGACAAATCAAGTTTGGTACTTATACCAAGCGGAACTAAAACAGGAAAGGTCTACTCGCAGAAGCCTGTTAGTGGTGATGGTGATTTTACTTTCACGAGATCGTCTGCTGCTACGAGAGTTAATGCAGATGGGTTAGTAGAAAAGGAGACTCAAAACCTGTTAGAGTATTCTAATTCTTTTACAAGTGGAGATTGGGACGATACGGGAAGTTCTTTTTTTACAAGTGGTCAGTCGGGTTATGACGGAACGAATAATGCTTGGTTGTTTACCGCAACGAGTGCGGGAGAAAGAATACAGCTAAATATATCTAAAACAGGTGTTCATACTTTAAGCACTTACTTCAAAAAAGGAACTGCGGATGGTGTTAGAATGCGTGTGGATAGTTTGGGTACTGATGCCCATTTTTATGTAAACCTTATTGATGGGACTCAAATAAGTGCAAGTGGCGAAATTGCTACTGAAATAAACGATATAGGTAGCGGATGGTATAGAGTAGTCTTGACTTCCAATTGGATAAATGTTAGTAACATCAGAATATACCCTATTAATACAAGTGGTGTGGATGTTTCAGGAACTATCTACATACAAGATGCCCAACTTGAGCAGGGGCTTGTAGCAAGAGACTACATAGAAACGACTACTACTGCCGTAGAGGGAGGTATTACTGATAATGTACCAAGATTGGACTATACGGATAGTTCGTGTCCTGCACTCTTGTTAGAGCCACAAAGGACTAATAACTTATCTCACTCGGAATATCATCAAGGTTTTCTTAATGCAGTTACGAGAACATATAATACTACTGACACGCTATCTCCTGAAGGATATTACAATGCAGTTAAGTATGAGGTCAACGCAAATAATAGTGACCCATATGTAAGGATATTGAATATTCCTACATCAGGAAATGTCGCTACATTCTCATTGTATGTTAAAGGTGCTTCTGGTCAATTATTCTCTATGATTATGGGTAGAGATGGCTATGAAGAATTAGGATACGAAGCATTTACTTTAGATGGTACTTGGCAGCGATTGACTCTTTCAAAGACATTCACTACAACACCAACTACCTTGACTATTGGAGCAGAGTTTAGTCATAGTTCCGATGATGGTGTTCTTGGTCAAGAATACTATGTTTACGGAATACAAGTTGAAGAAGGAAGTTACGCAACATCCTACATCCCTACCTATGGGAGTAGTGTGACTCGTGTAGAAGATTCGTGTCTTGCAACAGGAGTAAGTGATATTGTCGGTCAAACGGAAGGGACGATATTTTTAGAACTTGCTGGATTTGACGGAAACACTCATTTAGTAACACTCGGAGACGGAACCATCTCTAATTATTTGATGCTTTACATTTCAAGCGGTTCACTCGCTTGGTTAAGTAATAGTGGTTTGACGGGTAGTGCTGGAAGTGTAACGGCAAGTAGCAAAGTGGCATTAGCGTATAAAGAGAACGATAGTGTTTTGTATTTGGACGGGAATCAAGTTTTAACCGATACATCAAATACAATTCCCTCATTGCCTAATATATACCTAAACAATAATGCGACTTTAAGCAATGTTTTAAGATTAGAAACAAAACAATTAGCCCTATTCAAGACACGACTAACAAACGCTGAATTAGCAGCACTAACAACAATCTAATATGAAAACATTTAGAAAATACTCTTTTGGCTCTAAAGGAGCAGCCACTACAAAGATTAACGCTTTAGGCGTAGATGAGGAAGGTAACCCAACACACTCTCACGCTATCGTACATCTTGGACACTTGGTAGAAACCGAAGGTACATACGATGAGGAAGGAAACGAACTCACCGCACCTGTACTATCTTCTACCTACCATATTGATGTGCTATGGGATGGTGACCCTGTTGAATCTTGGGACTCTGCTATGGTATGGTGTGCGCCTATGGGCGTTCATACTTTCGGAAGCAGTTCTGCGATTCGTGAGTGGACTGAAAAGTGTAAGGAGTTGCACCCCGAGTATTTCCCAGAGCCTTCTGAAGATCTAGTATAATGCAAGAAGATAAGATCCCGAGCAGAACAAGTCCAAAGGACAGCCGGAGAGGCTGTCTCTGCAAGGACAAGAATACCTACAGCAGAAAGTGCTGTGACGGTTCACTGTGGGCCCAGGGAGTAGGATCCGTATACCTAACAGAAGAATGAGATTAAGCGAGAACCTGACAGTCAAGGAAGTCACCAAGAGTGCTACAGCGATCAAGCACGGCATCAGCAATGAGCCGAGCATCGAGCACCTTGAAAACCTCAAGGCGATAGCAGAAAACATCTTTCAACCGGCAAGGGCGCACTTTGGTGTGCCCATTGCTGTTACTAGCGGATACAGAAGCCAGGAACTCAATAAGATCATCGGAGGAAGCAGCAGATCACAACACAGCAAAGGAGAGGCCTTGGACCTGGACGCTGATGTATACGGAGGAATAACGAACAAGCAGCTATTCGAGTACCTGATAGATCACACAGACTTCGACCAACTCATATGGGAGTTCGGAGACGACCAGGATCCGGATTGGGTACACGTAAGCTACAACAGAGAGAGAAACAGAGGAGAGGTCCTCAAAGCGATAAGAACAAAAGGAAAAGTGCACTATGAGTTTTATTAAGATATTCAAGAACAGCAACGACTGGAACGAGAAGACGATCATCGGCTTCCTCTCGTTCGCAGTGATGGTATTGGTAATGCTAGCGGATGTGATCACTGGCGCCTGCGGCAAGGACCTACCGATAAACGAATTTACCTACAACAGCTTCGTCTTCGTGACGCTAGGGAGCTTCGGCATCGCCGGCCTAGAAAAGTTTGCAGCAAAATGACAGAATCGGACATCAAGTTAATACTGCTTAACGCAACAACCTTCACCATTAGCTTTGCGCAAATTGAGATGGCTCTCAAAATTGCGTTGCTTTTAGTTTCAATTGGGTACACAGCACAACGCTGGTACCTAATGCATAAAAACAAAAACAATGAGTAAAGATTTTGAAGGAAGCCTAGACGATTTTATTAATGAACTAGAAAACCAAGAACAACCTACCTGCAACCTAGAAAACCCTGAAGAATGCGAAGCCTGTGGATCATAACCGTTGCCCTACTGCTGCAAAGCTGTGGTGCCCAGTGGCACCTAAAGCGTGCGATTGCAAAGGATCCCACGATTGTACAGGAAAGAACGGAAAAGCTAGACACGGTCGTAATAACGAAAGAAAAGCTCGTTAGAGACACGATCGTCCTGAAAAGGATAGATACCACCACAATAGAGAGAAACAGCGTTAGAATCAAGATAAGACGCATTCACGACACGATACAGGTACAAGCTGAATGTCTATCCGACACCATTCGGATAGTAAAAGAAATAAAGGTCCCGAAAATTGTGTACAAAGAAAAAAAGACTACCTTTGGTCTAGTTAAGTTAATTATTATATTAGTTATATTACTAATATTAGTTAATCTAGCTAGGGCTTTCAAGCCCTAGCCTTAATTAAGGGACAATGACAATCGTAGATACACTACTCGCAATAGACACTTCAATTCACGCTAACTGGAACGACAGCACAGCTGACCAGGAGAGCCGGGAAGCTCTCCGTTCCATCAGCCGTTGCATCTACACACAGATCGGAAAGTACGATCCTGAAAAATCACAACGTCTACTAGATGCAATGGACCAATGAAATTGAGATCACTATTGGCAAAGTTCCGTCCCTCAACGCCTTCTACTCCAGCAAGCACTGGACCTTCCGAAAGAAAGAAAAAGACAAGTGGAAGACAGAAATCGATAGAGAGCTTCTACGCTATGACGTTGATAGCTACACAGCTGCCAAAGTACATATACGGTGCAACTATCGCTACGACGTTGATAATTCTATTATGGTTGCAAAGTTTGTGTGCGATAGCCTGGTGGATCTTGGATTCATTCCTGACGACAGTCCTAAACACGTTCGAGAAATTAAACTCCTGGCTGATCAGGAGATTACAAAAGACACTGCAGTAATTACAATATCCCTACGTTAGTCCCTTTGTTTAGTAGGTTAAGTCAGGCCCGGTTTTATTACCGGGCCTTTCTTGTGTGTTCAAAATTAAAGTGTTACGTTAGCACTAACCAAAAACAAAGGACAATGGAAAAACAACTAAACGAGATCTACCAAGCGGAGATCGCAGCACTCCGCCAGGAGCTGCACCTAACCCGAAACTTCATCTACAGAGAGCTACAGCTCACAAGCGACATCAGCGCTGAAACAGCGCAGATGATGATAGATGAGTACATTAAGAATGTCAAACAAGAAAATTACTAAACAATGACGACAGCGACGATCAAAGACGTGATGTTCCAAAAAGAGTGGAACGGCTTGCAAATCTACAAGCTCACAATGGACAATGGACAGACAGGTGATATTTTCACCAAGAGCTGGGAACCAAAGGTAGGAGAAGAGCTCACCTACACCTACGATGTAGAGAAGAGCCGAATGAAAAGAGTCAACCCTAACTTCCAAGGCGGAGGAAACAGTGGAGGCGGCTTCAAGCCGGCCTACGGAGGTGGAAACAAAGGAGGAAGCAAAGACGAGCTGATTGTGCGCCAGGTGGCCCTGAAAGCAGCAGTCGAATTTGCAGCGATCCACAACCTGAAGATAGAACATACACTGCACGCTGCAGAGATGTTCAATACCTGGATCAACGCAGGAAAGAAGAAGGAAGAAGCACCGGCGCCACCACAACCGGCACCGTCTCAATACAGAGAGCAGCCTACTCCTGCACCACAAATGGAAGAAGACGATGATCTGCCATTCTAACGTACAGGAAGAACAGGACTACTGTGTCGTATGCGGCACAGTAGTCTCTTTAACCAAACACACTTGCAGCGAGTGTGAAGAATACATCTGATGTACGAAGAGGAACTAGAAAGACTGCTCTCGGAGCAACTATGGAGAAAAGATCAAGCCTACAAGGATCTTGCCCAAAGTTATATGATATTGCAGCTGCAATTCATAGAGCTCCAGGAGCAGCACAATATGCTCCTCGACAGAATAAAATACGACAATGGGACTGACGAAGAATACGATTAACTATAGCAAACTACACGAGGACCTGCTCTCGGTAAAAGAAGGAAGAATCAAAGAAGGCTACACCTTCGGACATCCGGCCATAGACCAATACTTCCGGTTCAAGCCACGCAACTTCAACATCATACTTGGCCACGCCAATGTAGGGAAGACCAGCCTCACAATCTACCTGATGCTGATCCAAAGCCTGAAGAACAACCTGAAGTGGTTGATCTACTCAAGCGAAAACGAGCCCTACTCCATAATGAAGAAGCTCATAGAATACTACAACGGTGAGGTCCTGGAGCATATGACGATGATGCAATTCGAAACCAGCCTGATGTTCCTACAGCAGTACTTTATGATAATGGACATCAGCGAGCTGCAGACCTACAAGTCGCTCCTAAAGAGCGCACAGGAGGTCTACGATGAATGGGAATACGATGGTTTCCTTATCGATCCCTACAACAGCCTAGCAAAAGACAAGACGGCCCTCACTGGACTGACAAGCCACGACTACGACTATATGGCGGCAAGCGAGATGCGAATGTTCTGCAGCAAGAACAACGTCAGCATATGGCTTAATACGCACGCCGTGACAGAGGCGCTGCGCCGGACCAATAAGAAAGGATCAAACTACGAAGGCTTCCCTAGCCCACCAATGGCTGCCGACTCTGAAGGTGGCGGTAAATGGGTGAACCGGGCTTCGGATTTTATGGTGATCCACAGGTACAGCCAGCACCCTGACGATTGGATGTACAGCCACCTGCATATCAGGAAGGTAAAGGAGATGGAGACCGGAGGCCGTCCCACTCCGATGGAGGAACCGATCGTGCTACGCAGCAAGCCGGGCAACACCGGCTTCGTAATAGGAGGCCAGGACCTGGTCAAGATGCTACGCAAAGGACCGGAACAAACGACAATATGAAAAAGCACACCAAGATCTATATGCAGCACTTCGGCTACGTCCTAGACGACTTCATACCCTGCGAGGTATGCGGAACTAGGGCAGTAGACATCCACCACATACACAGGAGAGGGATCGGCGGCAACAAAGCGGCCGATCAAATCGAAAACCTGATGGCGGTATGCAGAAAATGCCACGTAGAATACGGTGACAAAAAAGAACATCTAGAATGGCTACAACAAATACATCAACAAAAGATGTCTCAAGGCTAGAGATGATCCTCGATCAACAGTATATGCTACGAGCGCTGTGGAAAGAGATCGAGAAAGAGAATAACATTGGAAACAACAGGAAGAGAGAGAACGTCGTATGGCGCTTCGCCTTCCTGGTGGCTGCAACAGAAGCCACAGCCCTATCGCTATCCGGAATAGGATCGATAATGGACAAGGACCACTGCACAGTGCTGCACGCTAGGAAGCAACACGAACAGAACTTCATCTACGACAGCAACTACAAGCAAGTCTACCTAATGGTCCTCGAAGATATCCAAGACCTGATGGACCAATACCAGGAACAGATCAAAGAAGTCATCAGTAAAAGGAAGATCCCGGTCACCGGAGACAAGACGATCAACGCAATGATTGATATGTATGAGCGAAAAATTGACGTGATGAAGAGAAATTATGACACGCAACTTGCTGATTATCAATTAAAATATGCTAGATTAGAGAAGGAAAAAAATAGACAACAAGCAAGAGCAGAGAAACTAAACACTGAATGCTTGCGATTAAAGAACCTACTATGAAAAAGTTTAGAGTATTTGTCAAGGACAAATTTGATGTAGTCTTTGACACAATAGAAAAAGCCAGAGAATGCCGTAGAGCATTACACCAACTCAAGTATACAGGCATTGAGATTATCATAACCCAAGAGGACATAGACCCAAGATGATTCGCAAATCCTCACAACGATGAGCCTTAAATTGTCACAAAATAAGGGTAAAATTGTACAATATGGTACACAAAATAAGGGTAAAATGACAAATAGAGAGATACTATTGGAAATGTACGAGAAACTTTGGAACGCTGACAAGGATAAGTATGCCTGGAACGTGATACTGAAGGATACGCTTGAGAAATTAGAAACCAATAATGATACAGAATGATAGGGTTTTGTGTCTTTAATAGAACATTAACAACAAAGAGAGATGAAGGATCACAAACCTAACCGAAGACGACGCAGAGCGATGCAGCGCATCGGAGATAAGATAGCAGAACAGATATATAAACAAAGGGCAATAAAGAAAGCTAATGATACGGAAAAGGAAACACATTCGGGAGATACAGAAGTACCTGGAGATGCTAATGATTGACAACGTCAATATGACGATTCAAGCAAGCCGCTTCGGCTGGACGCCGGAGCTGCAAAACCAAATTACTAACAGCGCACTTCTGATCAGGAAATACCAACGCAGGCTGCGCCTAATAAAGATGTGATGGACAAGCTGACACAATTAATGAATAGAGACCTAGAAGAAAACGGAATCGAAAATGACTAGAGACCAAGTACTACGAGAAGCAATCATAATGCTTGACGCTGCGCTACAAAGAGCGCAAGAAGAAAACGCACACTACCAATACCAATACGGATTGGAAGACGCAATAGAAATGATAAACGACTACCGAGCACAAATGAAATTTGCAGAGACGATCAATGGTAAGCTATAACATAGACAAGAACCTGAAGATCAGGATATGGAATGCTCTACTGAAGCATTCGGTAGCAAACCGAGGTCGAGGCGACGGAACCCAGGAGCAACAATACGTAGGTCTCCTTGGAGAATACACAGTCAAGGAGCTACTAGGAATAGAAGTCCTAGAGCTCAATGGCTTCGATGGAGGATACGACCTGGTCCTATCAGGATCCAAGGTCGACATCAAAACAATGGGAAGAACGGTAGATCCCCAGGACCACTACGTGAATAACTTCATAGCCTACCAGCAGGACTTCGACTGCGACTACTACGTCTTCTGCAGCATCAACAAAACAACAAGCGTACTGACAATCTGCGGATACCAGGACAAGCAAACGCTCCTGGAGCTCGCTGACTTCTTCCCGGAAGGAAGCGTCCGATACAGAGACGACGGTACCAAGTTCAAAATGAAGGCACCAACATACGAGATCAAGAACAGCGATCTCAAACCAATAAACGATATAGAAGATCTATGGACAATGCCGGTACGGAGCTGATGCTCATCAACAAGCATAACTACAAGAGAATGGTCGACATCCTGGTGCAGATGTATATGCGAGGAAAGCTCGCTCCAGACGAGCGAGAATTTGTTCGAGGATTAGTTGACTTTGAATAGTAACTGTACTACATTGGCTAAAAACAAAGGGAAAATGAAAGACTACACACATCACTTCGACATAGACGGACTAGACGTCTACGCAATGGTATGGTACGACGAAGGCCAGGAAGGAAGCTACGACCTGCCTTACATCGCTCCAAGCTACGAGATCCGCAACATATGGATCGGCGATCAACAACTCAACTACGGAGACTTCTTCGACATCGTAGAAGAACGCATCCAAGAAGAACTAGGAACACCGGAATGAAATACTACAAAGGAAAATACAAAGGCATAGAAGCTATGGATGTGGTCCTCGACTTCAGCGAGGACAACTACAACATAGGAACGGCCCTGACGTACCTGATGAGAGCCGGGAAGAAGCCCGGCAATCCAATGACGCAGGACCTGCACAAAGCAATCGTACACTTACAAAGGGAAATACAACATCAGAATGAAAGGATTCGCAAAGATGGCACTCCGGGAACAACTCCTGATCCTGGGCGCAATGATGCAAGACAACAAGGAGAACAATACAGCGGTACTACAACTCGAGCAACTCTACACGGCAATCAGCTTCTGTATAACATCGATAGAGAAAATAGAGACCAGGATCCTCCAAGCACAGATTGAGAACGGGCACCTAAAGATCGACAATCAACAACTGAAAAAGGAGAACAAAGAGCTCAAGAAAAAGATAGAAGACCTAATGGATAGAGTGCAGCTGTGAACAACGGCTGCATTTTTTTATTGCATACTTACTGAAAAACAGTATATTAGTACCGTGATGGTAAGATTATTGCACACAATACCTAATGGAACTGCTAGAGCTGCTTGCAGCAAAACATAACGATTGGCTACAAATGGCCTACAGCTTCGGACTCGACACAGAAGATGCCGAAGACCTGGTACAGGATATGTACATTAAGATGTACAATTTCACGACAGCAGAGAAGATCCAATACAATGACGACATCAATACCTTCTACGTATACATCACAATGCGTAACTTATTCTACGACAAGAAGAAGCAAGAGGTACCACAAGTAAACATAGACACAATACGTTCCCTAGCCCAGGAGGAAGAGCAAAACGACAAGGAAGCACTCGAGGTGCTCCTAGTCGAGATCGCTCAATGCGTCGAAGACCTGCATTGGTATGACAAAAAGATCTTCGAGATCTACTACGGCAGAGGAGAGACAATCCGACAATTAAGCAAAGGAAGCAAGATCAGCTCAAGTTCAATATTTAACACGATAAAGAATGTCAGAGAAACAATCAAAGCCAAGTGCAAAGAAGAGTACAAAGACTACACAAAAGAAATCTAAAGGCCTAGGAGACACCGTAGAGAAGATAACTGAAGCAACAGGTATCAAGAAAGCGGTGGAGATATTCAGTGCAGCTACAGGCATCGACTGCGGATGTGATGCCCGAAAGGAAAAGCTCAATAAGATATTCCCTTACAAGAGCAGAGTGCTCTGCCTGGAACAGAGCGAGCACGAACAGCTGAAAACATTCTTCGGTGAGTTTAACGGAAGAGAAGTCACAGAGAAATGGCAGGAGCCACTCTCCAGGATCCACGCACGAGTCTTCGAACACAAGTACTACGTGCCTTGTACCTGTAGCCCAAAAGAATGGAACCGAGTGCTCCAGGACCTGAAGAAAGTATACAAGGAGTATGAAGGAGCTTGATCTGTACAACATAATCAAGCTCTGCTACATTCCGGACCTTGAGAAAAGCGAGAAGCAATACTCCAGCTTCGACTGCTACTCATTGAGATACAAGATGGACATCGAACTCAAGTGCCGGAGAAAACATTACGATGACCTGATCCTAGAAAAGAAGAAGTACGATGCGCTTATAAAAAGAGCGCAGGAGTACGGCACCAGGGCATTCTATATAAACAGCACACCGGAGGGAATATACTCCTTCAACCTGTCGGCACTCCAGGACCTGGAATGGGAAATGAAGTACCTACCGAGAAAGACAGACTTCCCGGATCGCAGGAACATAGAGAAAGAGATCACAATGCTACCAATCGAGTTAGCAACAAGACTCGACGAGGAAAAATAAATTTGCGTAGTAACTTAATAGTTACGTAATTAGGGCAAACAAAAAGGACTAACGATGAAACACTACACCTACAAAGATGTGCTCCGAGGACTGATAGTCTTCTTCCTCGCAACAATGGTATTCGGAATTGTAAACGGCCTCCTCGAGCAGTGGGCACCAACCGGCGGATATGGCTTATAGCAGAAAGATGATCAGACTCCTGGACGGAAGCCAGGAGGAGAAGCTCATACTAGAAGAGCTAGCCATAGAAGACGACTACTACTACGGATACCTTGGAAAGGCTGCGCTATCAAGCAGCAGCCTAAAGCAACTACTACAAAGCCCAAAGACATACCACTATATGCAGAAGTATGCACAGCAGGACACCAAGAGCCTGCTGATCGGTAAGCTCTTCCACTGGGCAATCCTCGAGCCACATAAAATGGATGAGGTAGAAGTAGTAGACGTACAAAGCAGAAACGCCAAAGCCTTCAAAGAGGCCAAGGAGATGAACACCCAGGTGATCACAAAGAAGGAAGAGGAAGAGATCCGGAGGCTGCAGGATGCGATGCTCCGGAACGAAAAGATACTATCCTTCCTACAGGGCGCACAGTTCGAAGTACCCTGCGTCGATATGCTAGGCGGATACCCATTCAGAGCGAAGGCCGACATCATACAGAACGGCCACATCATCGATCTGAAAACCACAACGGACCTGAACGCCTTCAGGTACAGCGCACGCAAGTACGGATACGATGTGCAATGCTACCTCTACTGCAACCTCTTCGGAATACCCTACGAGAACTTCCACTTCGCTGCCATAGACAAGGGCAGCCTAGACATCGGAGTCTATCACGTCAGCGAGGAGTTCTACCTCGCAGGACGAGAGAAAGTGCAGCAGGCGCTAGAACGCTACAAACACTTCTTTCTGGACAAAAACGATATTGACAGTTACTATATAGAAGACACTTTATAATGAAAAGCGTAAACAGTTTAAGCGGAGGGAAGACATCAGCCTACATCGCAGCACACTATCCTGCTGACCACGATGTGTTCTCGCTGGTACGTATAGAAGACGAAAACTGTCGCTTCAAGGACGAGAAGATCAGGAGAGAAATAGAAGACAGGATCCAAGCTCCGTTCATAGCTACAGCAGAAGAAGATGCGATCATATACACAATGCTAGACCTAGAGCAATACATCGGAAGACCGATAACTTGGGTCACCGGAGTAACCTTTGATGAGGTAGTCAAAACAAAAGGCGGATGGCTACCAAACAAACTGCACCGATATTGCACCACGAATATGAAACTCATACCTATCTTTGAATGGTGGCATAAAGAGATAGGAGAGCCGGTAGATATGCGTATTGGCTTCCGAGCCAATGAGCAGCGTCGAGCAAAGAAGATGATTGGCAAGAAGAATGAGAACGGACTGCTTGAGATCAAAGCCACAGTAGAGAAACATCCTGATGGCCGCAACAAGTGGCAAGTGTTCGAATGGCAGGCGCCATCCTTCCCTCTGATCATCGACAACATCTACAAAGACAAAATCGAAGAGTACTGGAAAGACAAGCCGGTACGATTTGCTTGGATGAACAACTGTGTCGGATGCTTCCACAGAAACGAGATCCTACTCAAAAAGATGTTCGAGCGCAACCCGGAGAAGATGCAATGGTTTGCTGATCAGGAGCTAGGAAGAAATGGAAAAGGCACCTGGAAAACAGGAGTAACATACGAACAAATAAAAAACTACAAACTACAGTTCGAACTATTCGAAGAGGACTTCGATGAATGCGACAGTGGATACTGCGGATTATAATGGAAAGAGTAAAGATCACAGCCGTAAGGCCAAACCCAAACAACCCGAGAACAATCAAGGGACACAAGTTCGAAAAGCTAGTGAAGAGCATCAAGGAATTTCCGGAGATGCTCGACCTACGCCCAATCGTCGTCAATGACGATATGATAGTGCTCGGAGGGAATATGCGATTGAGAGCCTGCCAGGAAGCAGGCCTCAAAGAGGTGCCCATCATCAAAGCAAGCAACCTTACCGAGGACCAAGAGAAACAGTTCATCATCAAGGACAACTCCAGCTTTGGAGAATGGGATTGGGATGCGCTAGCAAACGAATGGAACACAGAAGACCTCCTGGATTGGGGAATGGACTTCCCCGAGGATTGGGCCCAGCTCGATGAAGAAGAAGCAAAAGACGATCACTACGAAGCATCAGAACAGACGGAGCTATATGTTAAGCAAGGAGACCTTATAACCTTCCACAAGGCAGATGAGGAGCTCCACCGTCTGATCTGCGACGACAGCACGTCCTACGACGTCGTCGAGCGACTAACAGGCGAACAATACTACGACCTAGTAGTAACCGATCCACCATACAATGTAGACTACGAAGGAAGCAACGGACTGAAGATCCAAAACGATAAGATGGGTGACGAAGACTTCCTAAAGTTCCTCCAGGGCTTCTACGATGCGAACGCACATAAAACAAAGAAGGGCGGAGGCTGGTATGTCTTCCACGCCGATAGCGCAAGCAACGCCTTCCGATTAGGCTGGCAAAGAAGCGGACTGCTCCTCAAGCAGTGCCTGATATGGGTAAAGAACAGCATCGTCCTCGGAAGACAAGACTACCAATGGAAACACGAGCCAATCCTATACGGATGGAAAGAAGGAGCAGGACACTACTTCACAAACGACAGAACAAACCCTACAGTAATAGAACAAGAGGTAGACTTCAGTAAGATGAAGAAGGAGGAGCTCGTAAAGCTCCTCGAAGAAATCAATGAAGCACCAAGCACGATCATACACCACGACAAACCGTCAAAGAACGACGTGCACCCCACAATGAAACCTATCCCACTAGTAGGAGACTTGGTAAAGAACAGCTCAAAGATAGGCGAGATCGTCGGAGATCCCTTCTCCGGATCAGGAAGCACAATGGTAGCCTGCCACCAACTCGGAAGAAAATGCTACGGCATCGAACTCGATCCGAAGTACTGCCAGGTCATCATAGAGAGAATGCAACAACTTGACGAACACATAACAGTACAAATAAACGGAGAGACTATATAAGCAAACGTTCTTACTATAAAACCTTCAGCCCAAATCCCTGAAGGTATGGTTTGGTTCCCGGGCAGGTGTCGCTTACACCCCCGGGCTCTCTAATTAATAAAAAACACTATGGCAGCAAACAAAACCTTACAGAATAAAAAGCAACTGATCGATGCAATGGAGCAAAGCCTAGGTGTAGTTACCCAGGCCTGCAAGATGGTAGGAGTCGCAAGAGTCACCTACTACGATTACTACAATAACGATCCCGAGTTCAAGAAAGCAATAGATGAGCTACAAAACGTAGCTCTAGACTTTGCCGAGAGCCAACTCCACAAGCAGATAAGAGAAGGAAGCACAGGTGCGACAATCTTCTACCTGAAGACCAAAGGCAAGAACCGAGGCTACATAGAACGCCAGGAGATACAGCACGATACAGACACAGGCTTCAACATCAAGATCGTAGATGCAACTAGAGACTAATGTTGTATTCAGACACCTACTCCAAGCTGACAAGAAGATCATCATCGAGCAAGGAGGTACCCGTTCAGGAAAGACCTACAACATCCTGATATGGATAATTTACTACTGCCTATCCGAAGTTAAAGGAAAGACGATCACTATATGCCGGAAGACCTTCCCTGCGGTGAGGTCTTCGGTGATGCGTGACTTCTTCGAGATCCTCGAGAAGGTCGGGCAATACAACCCGGCAAACCACAACAAGAGCTCACACGAGTATATGCTCGGTGGGAATATGGTCGAGTTTATATCCCTGGACCAACCACAGAAGGTAAGAGGTCGCAAGAGGGACCTGCTCTACATCAATGAGGCCAATGAGCTGCACTACGAAGATTGGCAGCAGCTGATCCTCCGGACCACAGGCCGAGTGATCATTGACTACAACCCGAGTGATGAATACCACTGGATATATGACAAGGTCATACCAAGAAACGACGCACAGTTCCACAAAACAACTTACCTAGACAATCCCTTCCTACCACAGACGATCGTCGATGAGATCGAACGCCTGAAGGAAACAGACGAACAGTACTGGCAGGTCTACGGACTAGGAGAAAGAGGAGCGTCCAAAGCGCTCATCTTCCAATACCACGAGACAGAGAAGATACCGGACGGAGCACGCCAGGTAGCAATGGGAATGGACTTCGGGTTCACAAACGATCCGACAACACTCGTCGCAGCATACGAGTACGACGGAGAGCTATACTTCGATGAGAAGATCTACCAAACCGGAATGACGAACAGAGACATCCACAAAACGCTCCAGGGACTGAACCTGGACCGTAGGGTGGAAATCTTTGCAGATAGTGCAGAGCCAAAGAGTATAAAGGAGCTGCAGCTATTCGGCTGGAACATCAAAGCAACAGCAAAAGGACCGGACAGTGTAATGGCCGGTATCGATATGCTCAAGAGACACAAGCTCTACATCACCAAGGGCAGCATCAACCTGATCAAGGAGATGCGTAACTACAAGTGGATAGAAGACACCAACGGCAAGATCCTAAACAAACCGGTGGACCAATACAATCACGCTATCGATGCAATGCGCTACGCCACATACAACAGAATGGCTAGACCGAACTACGGTAGATACGCAGTAAGATAAAACAGAATCCAAAAAATCAGTTACTTATATATGCAGGTTGAAATCATTATACCGGAAGGTCTCCACGAGATAACACTAGGCCAATATCAACGCTTCGTCTCGCTCAAAAGCGAAGACGAGATGTTCCTAGCACAGAAGGCAATAGAGATCTTCTGCAACGTACCGTTGATTATTATCAACAGTATGCCCTACAAAGAAGTCACCAGGATCAGCAGTCGCATCTTCGGATACTTCGATAAGAAGCACAGCCTGACGAAAAGCGTCGAGATAAGCAACAAGGAGTACGGCTTTATACCGAACCTAGAAGATATCACCTTCGGAGAGTATGTGGACCTGGACAGTACGATCGTAGATTGGGAAACGATGCACAATGCAATGGCTATCCTCTACCGGCCCGTTGTAAGTCGGGCCAAGGAGCTTTACCGGATAGAAGACTATGAGAGCAGCCATAAGTACAGCGAGACAATGAAGAGTGCACCTATGACGATGGTCTTCGGTGCCTTGGTTTTTTTTTGGACTTTAGGAACGGAATTGTCGATAGTTATGATGGAGTCTTCGGAGGAGGAGATGAGTACAGCGTACAAGCAAACTTCGCACGAAAGTGGGGATGGTACAGCAGCTTCTATGCACTCGCTAAAGGAGACGTTACAAAGTTTGAGGACGTTGCTAGACTCGGCCTCCACAGCGCTATGATGTACCTAGAATTTGAGAAGGAGAAGATAGAAACAGAACAAAGAATGCTAAAGAAGCAATGACAGGATACTACGACTTACTAGAGAAACTAAAGACAAGCCTGGAGGCAAATCCAAGCATCAACACAGTGACGACAGGAGACCTACTCGAGGTCGACCTAGCGAAGCAAACGATCTTCCCACTAGCCCACATCATAGTGCAGAACGTAACCTTCTCCGATCACGTGATGACTTTCAACGTAAGCATCTTGTTTGCGGACCTGGTGGACTTCAACAAGTCTAACCCGAGAGACGGAGAGATCTTCAGAGGCAACAGCAATGAGCAGGACGTACACAACGCAATGCTCCAGGTGGCCAATAAGCTATGGACGGATATGAGTAGAGGAACAATCTTCTCCGACCAATACCAGGTCGACGGCACGCCTACAGCGGAGCCGTTCGTTGAGCGCTTCGATAACGAGCTAGCCGGCTGGGATATGACAATCAACATAAGCATACCGAATAAAGATATCAGTGCCTGCGTTTAACCCGAAATACCTCCAAGAGACCTTCGACACCTTCGGTAAGTACGTCGTGCAGCAAGCACGAACGAACCTAACCAAGAAGAAGAAGAACGTCAGCAAGAAGCTATACGACAGCCTAGGCTACAAGAGCGAGCCTAGCAAGAGCGGCATCAGCTTCCGCTTCGAATTTTTTATGGAGGACTACGGAGAATACCAGGATAAAGGTGTCAGCGGTATCAAGAAGAAATACAACACACCCTACAGCTACCGAAACAAGAAGCCACCAATCGGACCACTAGACAAATGGATAGTAAGAAGAGGCTTCAAAAGCATACGAGACGAGCAAGGCCGGTTCATCAAGAGACGGAGCCTTGCTTTTGCAATACAGAACAAGATATACCGAGACGGAATTAAGCCTAGCCATTTCTTCACAAGAGCATTCACCCTGGGATACAAGCGAATGCCACAGGAGATAAGAAAAGCATTCAAGCTCGACATAGAAGAGTTTATGAAGTACACACTAAAAGATATATTCTAATGCCGATTGTATCACCACAAAGCCTAGTAGGAGCAAGAAGCCCTATATACATCACAGCCAACTACGGATCCCTAGCGTCCTCGATTACAGACGTTACCCTGGAGCTATACATCTGGACCGGATCAAGAAGCTCAAGACCAGGATCAGCACAATACACCCTGTTCCGTGATGTCTTCGCAAGCACGGACCTATCCTTCGATATAGCGCCAATGGTCAGAGAGTACCTATCGAACAGCTACGAAGGCTTCGATGCAACAGACGTGAGCTACGCTCCGGACGGCAGCATCGTATGGATCCAGGTGGACTACAATGTCAGCTACTACAACAAAGCTGATCCACCGACAATCTCAAACGACACAGGAAGCACAGACATCTTCGAAGCGAGCAACGGATATCACATATTCATTGAAGCATCAAACAAGGAATTAAACAAGGGCTTCGCAAGTATAAATGCAGTCAAGTACATTCAAAATAGCGGTAACGAAGTTGTGCCGGTATATCTTGGTAAGTGGGGTGAGGGCTATGACATCTATTGGGCATACAAGGATAGAGTCCTTGCTGATGGTGGAACAGTTGAGGGAGGTACGGAATGTGCTAACATAGGTCTTGACATTGTAGAGATATTAGGTGACGGAGGCTATAATATAGACATCCGTATTACCGAAGCACAATTGCAAGGTCTCCAAGCAGAGGAGAGAGTGCTACTGCTTCCTTGTGGTGTTACCAACCTCACGGCTTGGGCTGATAGCGTTGGTGAGCCATTGACCTACACGAACTACTACGACATCCGCTTAAAAGATAAAGACGGAACGGTTCTGGACACTCGTAGGTTCTACCCAACGTGCGAAGCAAAGTACACACCAGCCCATATGCAATTCGTAAACAAAAACGGTGTATGGGAAAGCGTCACATTCTTTAAGCGCAGCGAAGAGACGATAGACACATCAGGAGATAACTACCGAAAATCAATCGGTAGTTCATCAGCATCCGGATACACCTACTCGACAACCAATCCTCTATACCAGCGCTACAACGTAAACGGAAGAAAGCGCTTCACACTCAATACAGGATGGGTAGGAGAAGACTATAATAATGTGATAGAGCAAATGATGATCAGCGACAGAGTAATGCTCGATGGCGTCCCGGTAAGTGTTGCAACGCAAAGCATAACACTACAGAAAAGCATAAACGACAAGAACATCAACTACACGATAGAAGTAGAAGAAGCATTCGACATCCGATATGTATAAAGTAGAGCTATATATTGACGGACAAAGAGCCGACCTATTCGAAGACGAAGCGATAGAGATGAACCTGACGACACAGAACATCAGTGACATCTCCAAGGTCTTCGGAGACTACAGCAATGGCTTCACGTTGCCGGCATCACCCGGCAACAATGCAATCTTCAAACACTACTACAACGTAGATGTCCAAGGCGGCTTCCAAGCAGCTCAAAGAGTAGATGCATTCATCGAGGTCAACAGCAACGTCTTCAAGCAAGGCGTTCTAGAGCTCGAGGAGGTACAATTGAAGAAAGGTGAGCCCTATGCCTACAGTGTCTCGTTTTACAGCAAGACGACAAGCCTGAAGGACCTGATAGGAGAGGACCAGCTCAATGACCTGGACCTGTCAGCATACGATCACACGTTCAATGATACCAATATAGAGACCGGCATCAACAACTACGTCACCGGAACAAGCAGCAGCGTGATCTACCCAATGATCACTCCGGTAACGAGATGGTTCTACGACAGCCAAGGATCACACGGAGACGGCAACATCCACTATCACAATGATCCGGACCACGGCGTGTTCTACTATGACCTCAAGCCAGCAATAAAGATCAAAAGAATCCTAGAGGCAATAGAAGTTAAGTACGGCATAACCTTCAACAGCGACTTCTTTGACAGCACTGACTTCGGTAAACTATTTATGTGGTGTCATAGGAGAGCAGGGTATATGTTCAAGGATCAGCCTGTAGGCGCAACACCGGAGCTAATAGAATTAGTAGATGGAGGGGGCACGGATTGGAACAATACGCTGCACAGGTTCGATGTAACAGCTTCGTCAAACCCTGC